TTGTTGTACCAACTGTAGCATCGTTATAATTCGTAACAAACCCAGTTGTAAAGTTGCTACTGGTCGCAACATCAAGTCTATAACTCGAAGCACCAATTACACTATTCCACGTAACCCTGAATGAAGTGCTAGACAATTGTGAAATTGTCGGTTGATTTGGAGCGGTAGGGATTGTAATTTGGATAAGTGATGAAGAATTTTCGCTTATAAGATTAGAATTGACAGAACGAACTCTTACGTAATAAATTTTTCCAGGTGTTAAACCAGTGATCGATTGGGTAGTACTATTAACTGTTAAGTTTTCATAGCCAGGTAAAAAATTATTTAAAAATGGAAAATTAACATTGACAATTGTTGGATCTGATACATCAATACGATAACTAGTTACATTTACTCCAATACCCCAATTAGCAGTAAAACTTGTTGTGGTGATATTTGTAGCAGTTAAAGTGCCAGGCGGCGCTAGTGTCGTTATTTGTATAGCACTTACAGAATTTTCACTTGTAACAATATTAGCTGTTTTATCATTTACCGCACGAATTCTTACATAATAAGTAATTCCTGGTGATAAGTTTTCGATATTAATAGTTGTACTAGTTACTTCTTTATTATTATATTCTGCAATAAACCCAGATGTAAAATTACTTGTTGTTGCAACATCTATTCTATAACTTGAAGCGCCAATAACGTTACCCCATGTAGCTTTAAATGTATTACTAGTAATATTTGAAATTATAGGTTGATTTGGAGCTGTTGGCACGGTAATTTGAGTCAATATTGAAGAATTATCGCTTGTTCCCAAATTACTTAAGGCACGCACTCTAACATAATAAACTGTACCAGCTATTAACCCAGTAATTTGTTGGCTCGTATTATTAACTAATAAATTATCATAATTAATTAAACGTGTTGCAAAATCAGGTTTTTCAGAAACATCAATAAAATAACCTGTTGCATTTAAAACGCTGCCCCAACTAATTGTAAAATTTGTTGTGCTAATACCAGTAACGTTAAGATTACTAGGAACTATTAATTTTGTTTGTTGTGTTAAAACTGGGGAATTCGTAGTGGATCCGGAACTATTAACAGAACGAACTCTTACGTAATAAGTTTCACCAGGATTTAGTCCTGTAATAACCTGACGAATATCATTAACAATAAGATTTTGGTAGCCCGTAACAAAACTTGAAAAATTAGAAACAGTAGAAACATCAAGTTGGTAATTTATAGCTCCAGCAACTCGTACCCAGTTAACAGTAAAACCTGTTGTATTTATAGCGCTAACTGAAAGTTGGTTAATAGAATTCGGTAATGTAAGTACCGAAATAGCAGTAGAATTTGCGCTTATAACAGCATTTGCTGTTTGATTATTAATTGCTCTAACTCGTATATAATAAGTGGTAGCTGAAGATAAAGATGAAATTGTATGATTGATATCATTTTCTTCTCGATTAACATAAATTGGATTACTAAATTGGTTATTCGTAGCTACGTCGATTCTATAACTTGAAGCGCCATTTACAGGATTCCAACTTAAACTTATAGTCGAAGACGATATCGATTCAATATTTAATTGTACTGGAGCTCTAGGTACTGTTACTTGTATTAAACTCGAAGAATTTGCGCTTACCACTCCTACAGAATTAACAGAACGAACTCTTACGTAATAAGTAGTGCCAGGAGTTAATCCTGTAATTGATTGACTTCTAGTATTAACAGTTAAATTATCGTATCCAGTAAGACGAGTTGCAAAGTTAGAAACGGTAGAAACGTCAAGACGATAACTTACAGCATTTCCTGGATTAGTCCAATTTGCTGTAAAGCTTGTAGTAGTAATATTTCCTGCTGTTGGCGCGCTTGAGATAAGTACTTGTGTAGATTGTACAGCACTTACAGAATTTGTGCTTGTAACAGGATTCACAGTTTGATCATTTACTGCGCGAACTCTTACATAATAGGTCGTTCCAGGTGAAAGATCTACAACGTTAATACTTGTACCAGTTACTGTCTGATTATTATATCCCGTAACAAATCCAGATGTGAAATTACTAGTTGTTGCTACGTCTATTCTATAACTTGAAGCACCTATCACGTTATTCCAAGAGGCTGTAAATGTTTCAACAGTAACGTTTGAAATTGTAGGTTGATTCGGCGCAACTGTTACCGTACTTTGTATAAGTATAGAAGAATTAGGGCCTATAACCTTATTATTTACTGCGCGCACTCTTACATAATAAGTAGTACCGGGAGTTAATCCTGTAATTGACTGAGTAGTGCCATTGACTGTTAAGTTTTCATATCCTGAAACAAACGTTCTAAACAAATCTGTAGAAACGTCAAGACGATAGCTTGTCGCATTAGATACGCTACCCCAACTAACATTGAAACTTGTTGTTGTCATACTATAATAAGATTAGGCGGGGGATTTAGAGAAATAATAGAAGAAGAACTACTTGAAGAAGAACTACTTGAAGAAGAACTACTCGACGAAGAGATATTATCAACACATTCAATGTATACGCGATGATAATAAACATCTATAGGGCAAATAGTAATAACACCAGGATTTGTATCTATAGCTTTTACTTTATAAATACCATTTATACCATCAACACCTATATTAAAACCATTAAAAGTAACTAACTCGCCAACGATAAATGGTATACTGTTTGAACCTATTCCGCTACCACCGTCAAAAGAGAAAGGGGCTTCGTTTAGAACAGATCTCACTGATAAAGTGCCACATCCTAAACCCCCTCTACGAATGGCATTAGATGTATGCCCGGATACATATGTTGAAACATTAGTAGTATTATGAGAAACTATATTTGGCCAATAAGTAAAACAATTTTCATTTGATGAAGAAGAACTGCTCGACGAAGAACTGCTGGAAGACTGAACGTTGCCGAAACAATCTCTAATAATTAAAGCCTGTCCGCCATAATTGCTAGGAAGTTCAAAATTCTCGACGACATCAACAATGTAATATTTATTAATATTAATTCTTCCATCTAAACTGTCTTTAAATTCTACAATGTCGCCGTTTTGAAAAGTTCCATTTTGAACGCCATCCCAAACAACTGTATCGCAATAGGGGTTGCGATTTTCTATATTTTTTCCAACGAAAGGCGCGTGATAACCAGGGTCAAGAACTTGAGCATAGCCGCTTTTATATGCGACGTTGTTAATTTCTTTTACCCAAATCATATATAAATATACACTGTTTTTTATTATAAAAAATAATTAAAATTACACAGTAGGGGTTATTAGAGTACCAGTAGCAGAATTAGGACTAATTAAACCACCTTGACATATCGCGCGAACACGGAAATACCATGTTTCTCCTAAACAGTTGTTATCCAAACCGGTTATTATAACAGAAGTGCCAGTGGTTGAAACGTTGTTATAATTTTTATAAAAAGTCCCAAATGTACTACTAACTGAAACATCATAACGATAACCTGTTGCTGTATTCACAGGCTGCCATGTTAATGCAGAACTGTTTTTAGTAGTACACGAAACAGCCGCCACATCAGTTACGCCAGTTGGGGCTAAGCATGGCGTTACACTACTCGAACTCGACGACGAACTACTACTAGAACCTATAATTGGAAAATAACAATTTAATTCAACTAAATCAGTAAATACATTTTGTATATTTGAAGAACCATCAACTTTTATTGATTTTACTATATAATCACCGGCGAAACTAACTGTATCTGTAATTGTAATCCTTTCTCCAGTTGTAAATGGAATAGTATTAGATTGTAAACCACTTCCGTTAGAAAAACTGTATGGAGTGCGGTCAATCTCTGCCGCTCGGTTCAGATAGAAATTTAGAGAACTATCACCATTACCTCCCGAACGAAAAGCTTTAGATGTATGACCAGAAATAGTAGAAAAAGAAGAGAAAGCGATGATGCCGCCAGTCCAACCACGAAGAAAACAGGTAGATTGATAATTAATATTTGGACAATTAACTACTATAGCTTGATCATATAAAGAATTCGAATCTATAATTTCATATATTTGATATGTAGTCGTTGTAGAAAATCTTCCAACTATGTCATCCGTAATTTTGACAAGATCGCCTACTTCAAAAGTGGTTAAATCCTGTTGGCCGCCAGAAAGAATTGGCCCGCCGTAGTTATTTGTAAAACCATTTGAATAAGAGGCCCCCTGTTCTAGAATTTGTAAAGAACATCTTTTTCTTGCAATTGTATTTATACCACTAACGAAAAATCCTAAAGGATTTCCTGGAGAAGAACATCCTTGGTAAGAACTAGATATACTAGTTCCATAAGTTGGGATAAAACATAGACTCGACGACGAACTACTCGACGACGAACTACTCGACGACGAACTACTCGACGACGAACTACTCGACGACGAACTACTCGACGACGAACTACTTGACGACGAGCTACTAGACGGTAGATCACCAAAACGTATTGAACTTAATGTATTTTTATTCACAATTCCACATTTAGAAGTAGAAAAACATCCCAATTTTTCATTTTGTAAAAACACTGCCCCATCACCCGAAGTATAATTTGGAACACTTGTTAAATACGCTCCAATCGCATAAATATCGCTAAACTTATCAGTTGCAATGGAATTTCCAAAACCAGAAAATGGTGGGATAACACATCCAGAGGGGACCGTTCCACCAATTTTTTTTGTCAATTGGTAGTTAGACCCCGAAAAAACGTATAGAGCATTTTCTTTGGGGGATCCGATATATATAGTATTCATTTCTTTTATTAATTATATTTTCGATACAAATATTTTTAGAATATATTTGGTTTAATTTTAGACATTTGTTTCATTTAGGCAGGATATTTGTATAAGATTATATATAAATATACACTAATAATAAATTTTTTAAAATATTTATTATTGAGGTCCTGGTAATGGTGGTGTAAGAACACCCGCACTAGCCATATTACTTTCAGCTCCTGTTAAACTATTTCTTGCTACAACTGTTATTGAATACAATGTGCTTGGCTGTGATATTATATTATAATTTGTATCAAATAATATTTGATCAACTAAAAGTTTTTCAAACTCTCTGATAATAACATAATATTCTGTTGCTCCTGGCACATTATTCCAAGAAAAAAATACGCTATTAGGTACAACTGAAGTATTAATTATGGGTGTACTAAGCCTTGCTATTACGGTTAACGTAACAGAATTCGCACTTGTTCCATTCGAATTTACGGCACGGACTCTTACGTAATAAGTAGTTCCGGAAATTAATCCTGTTACAGCATCGCTTGTTACGTTAACTGTTTTATCGTTATACCCAAAGACGAAACTGGTAAAATTAGTATTAGTCGAAACATCTAAACGATAACTTGTTGCGCCAATTACCGAACCCCAATTAGCGGTAAATCCGTTCGTAGTTATATTAGTTGCTGTAAGACCTGTTGGAACAATTATAGAGGTAACTTGTGTTGTTGTCGGAGAATTTGCGCTTGTTACGGTATTAGCTGTTAATGTATTAACAGCGCGAACTCTGACGTAATAAGTGGTGCCGCCACTTAATCCTATAACGCTCACACTCGTTACAGATACAGCCCTATTGTTGTAATTCGTGACAAAACCGCTAGTAAAATCGCTTGTTGTCGCTACGTCAATGCGATATTCAGAAGCTCCTGTCACAGAGTTCCATGCGGCGGTAAATGTTGCAGCCGTAACGCTTGAAATTGTCGGCGCGTTTGGCGCGACTGGAACAGTGCTTTGCGTTAGCGTACTAGAGTTTGCGCTTCCTAAACCGCTAGAATTAACCGCGCGAACTCTTACATAATAAGTTGTTCCGGCTGTCAATCCAGTAATGGATTGGCTTGTACCGTTGACCGTCAAGTTATCGTAACCCGTGAGACGCGTTGCAAAATTGGATGCGGTAGAAACGTCTATACGATAACTTGCCGCACCAGTGACGGAATTCCAATTTGTGGTTAAACCTGTAGTCGTAATATTTGTTGCTGTTGGGGCGTTTGGCGCTAATGGGAGCGTAACTTGTTCAGCATTTGGAGAATTTGCGCTTGTTACGGTATTAGCCGTTAATGTATTAACAGCACGAACTCTGACGTAATAAGTGGTGCCGCCACTTAATCCTATAACGCTAACACTAGTTCCAGATACGGTCCTATTGTTATAATTCGTTACAAAACCGCCAGTAAAATTGCTTGTTGTGGCTACGTCTACACGATATTCCGAAGCCCCTACGACAGAATTCCATGTGGCAGTAAATGTCGTATCAGTAACGCTTGAAATCGTAGGAGTATTTGGAGCAATGGGGACCGTAATTTGCGTAAGCGGTACAGAATTAGAACTACTATTTTCTTCTATATTTATAGCACGAACTCTTACGTAATAAATCGTACCAGCCGTCAATCCAGTAATGGATTGACTTGTACCGTTAACCGTCAAGTTATCGTAACCCGTGAGACGGGTTGCAAAATCGGACGCAGTAGAAACATCAAGACGATACTGTGACGCACCACCACCGTTAGGAGGATTCCAATTAGCTATAAATGATGTTGTAGTTATAGAATTAGCAAATAATCCAGAAGGCGCATTTGTTAAAGTAACTTTAGAAACAAATTCAGAATTTGCACTTGTAACTGGATTTGCTGTTTGATCATTAAAGGCGCGGACTCTTATATAATAACGAGTGGCTGAAGATAAAGCTCCAATTGTATGTGTTGTATTATTTTCAACTCGATTAATATAAATTGGTGAACTAAAATTACTATTTTGACTTACATCAATTCTATAACTTGAAGCGCCATTTACAGCACCCCAACTTAAACTAATAGTTGTATCAGAAAAAGAAGTAATAGTTAATGAAGTTGGCGCAACGGGCACGGTAATTTGCGTGAGCGTACCAGAGTTTGCGCTTCCTAAACCGCTAGAATTAACCGCGCGAACTCTTACATAATAAGTTGTTCCGGCTGTCAATCCAGTAATGGATTGGCTTGTACCGTTGACCGTCAAGTTATCGTAACCTGTGAGACGCGTTGCAAAATTGGATGCGGTAGAAACGTCTATACGATAACTTGCCGCACCAGTGACGGAATTCCAATTTGTGGTTAAACCTGTAGTCGTAATATTTGTTGCTGTTGGGGCGTTTGGCGCTAATGGGAGCGTAACTTGTTCAGCATTTGGAGAATTTGCGCTTGTTACGGTATTAGCCGTTAATGTATTAACAGCACGAACTCTCGCGTAATATGTCGTACCAGGACTCAATCCTATAACGCTCACACTCGTTTCAGACACAAGTCTATTGTTATAATTCGTTACAAAACCGCTAGTAAAATCGCTTGTTGTCGCTACGTCAATGCGATATTCAGAAGCGCCTGCGACAGAATTCCATGTGGCGGTAAATGTTGCAGCCGTAACGCTTGAAATTGTCGGCGCGTTTGGCGCGACTGGAACAGTGCTTTGCGTGAGCGAACTAGAGTTTGCACTTTCTAAACCGCTAGAACTGACTGCGCGAACTCTTACATAATAAGTTGTTCCGGCTGTCAATCCAGTAATGGATTGGCTTGTACCGTTGACCGTCAAGTTATCGTAACCTGTGAGACGCGTTGCAAAATTGGATGCGGTAGAAACGTCTATACGATAACTTGCTGCGCCGCCTGCAGGGGACCAATTAGCCGTAAAACTATTAGTTTGAATATTTGTAGCAATAAGACCAGCTGGGCTAGCGACCCCCACAGTTTGAACTAGAGTTGGCGAATTTGCACTTACTTCTGTCGCATTTGCGGCGCGAACCCTTACATAATATGTAGTTCCAACGGTAAGTCCTGTTATTAGTTGATTCGTACGACCCACAATAAAATTGTTATACCCCCCTACAAAACTAGAAAAATTAGAATTTGTTGAAATATCAATCAGGTAATATAAGGCCCCAGGAACTGAATTCCAATTGACTCTAAAACTTGTTAAAGTTTCTTCGGTAGCAAAAGGTTGGTTTGGCGCCACTAGACCTTCAGCGCTTATAATATTAGACAACCCAACAGACGCGCCAAAAAATTGAAAATCTCGACTTCCAGTAAATGAGTGTGTATTCTGCCAAGTATTTGAAATTTTTTGATATAATTTTGCAATACCAGTTCCATGATAAGGATTTCCAATTAAAATTGTATTACCTTCAATATCAGTATCAATAAATTTATTAAAATTATAGTTATAAGTTGTTTGAAAATTATTATTATATTCTAATTGAAAAGAATTTGTTTTAGTTATATTGTTATTATAATTATAAATATGAAATGATTCATTTTCAGCAACTACAATTAAATTTCCAGTATTTATTTTAACACATTTTCCGAAGTATCCAAAATTATTATTACCAGTCAGTGTATGCTCAAGAGACCAATCGTCATTCGTGTTTTTATAAACATAAACTTTTCCACCGGTAATATTATTAGTAACATCTGTTGGAGCGCCAACAACTAAAATGTCGCCTTTATTATTTAAATCTATAGAATAACCAAATTGAGATAAATTTCGACCATTTCCGGTTAATGTTTTTAAAAAATCTGATGATGGATAAGCTGTATTATTAAATTTATATAAATGCACCGCACCAAAACCATAATCAAAAGGAGCTTCGCTAAAATTTGTATTAGAATAATATGGTTCTCCGATAGCTAATAAATTATCATCACTAATCGCCACACTTTTTCCAAATTCTCCATTTTTAATAAAGCCTGGGCTAGTAAATGGGTATTTTCTCCAAAAGTCTTTGTATTTTACATATGCCCATGCAGCGCCATGATTTTTTCTTTGATAAATTACTGTCGCATTTGTTTTTGGCGCTCCAATTAATACCCCAGATCCTAATTTATTGATATCAATAGACCAACCAAAATTAGAAAAAGAAGAAACTGGACAATTTGTCGCCATATAAAAATTATATATAAATATACACTAATTATAACTAAAAAAATTTTTATAATTTTCTAACTTTCGAAATATTTCGTAATTATTTTTTTTTAAAATTTTTTCTGCTTGAGTCATAACTTTTAAAAAGTTTTCTTTTTTTGCGGTCATTAAATGTATATATCCAATATTATTATTGGCGTAATTATCATTATTATCAAAATCAAATAGAGTTTTATAATTATAATCATACTCTTTTGATAATATGTAAAGACTGAATTGTTCGACAAAACAGCAGTCAATATGTCTAAATTTTTTAGTATAAATATTATTTAAATTAATTGCAAAATCTGTCCATTGTTTTGCTATTTCTATATTATAAAAATCTAAGTATCCACAATTAATACCTTTACAAATCTTTCCTTTATTGAGAATATAATCTAATATTATATTCGGAATGTCATTATTATTCGATATATAATGAAGAACAAGCCCTTTATAAAACTCTTGAAAATCATTATTTTTTTCCTCGGATTGTATAGTAAAATCTACATTATCATAAGATGGAATATTTTTTAATAAAAAGACGTCATGATCAAGGTGACAAAATTCAGAATCTTGCTCATTGATTGTATACAATTTTGGAATAGACCATCTATTGAAATCTAAATTATCAAATTTATCTAAATTATTAATAACTTCTATTTGTTTATCAAATATAAAATCACAAATTTGTTTTCCTATATAATCAGAATATATTGTAATTTTTTTAGAATAGTTTTTTATATATTCTATAGATAATGTTAAAAATAATAAATTAGAATAAAAAGTATTATTTTTTATCCAGGGTTTTGTCCATATCGTATAAATATATTTTTTCACTCTTTTAAAGATTCAAAAATGAATCTATACCAATCCCTTGTATTGATGAAGGACTACTTGTTGAGTAACATTCTTTAACACATTGTGGAATATCGTCGTCAATAATGATAAACTCGGCTTCATTACTTGGAATACTTACGCTTTGAGATGGAAAACCACGTAAATCAAGGTTAAAACTTAATTTTCCAAAATAATCATTTTCCCACTTATTATTGTTAAATAACGGTAAACGTATATCTAAAGAATCTTTAATTTCGCCAGACCATGTATAAAAACCACTTTTAAACCCTGTTAAATCAAGACCTATGTAAGGGAGCCCCTGGTCTGTAATTAATGATCCAGAAACTTGTATCCCGAAAGGTGTTTCATTAAAACCACTTCTAACAATTCTAGCAGTTAAAAATCCTTGGTTTTCATATCCTGTAAAAATCTCTTTTTCCCATTTTACTTGTGTTAATAATTCAGGATTTGGTTGTCCATCTGGTAAGGTTGGATCATAATTTTTATAAGTTAGTTTTCCAAAATATTTACCATTTGGAAAATATCCAGTATACGAAAAAAGGGTTGGTAAAGATGCCAAATTAAAAGTTAACCCACCAGAAGCAGATGCAATAATTTGAGAACTATCTCCGCCACTATTGTATATATCCAAAAGTAATCTTACTCCAGTCTGTGGGTTTTTGAAATTAAAAATAACAGGATAAGGGAAATCAATATTATTGCCTGGAATAAGAACAGAACTGCTCGACGACGAACTACTCGACGACGAACTACTCGACGACGAAGTGCTCGACGACGAACTGCTCGACGACGAACTGCTCGACGACGAACTGCTAGACGACGAACTGCTCGACGATGAACTGCTCGACGACGAACTGCTCGACGACGAACTGCTTTGTAATGTATAAATTAATGCTGCGCCGGCTTTAGAACCACCATTATCATCGTATGGAGAACCAATCGCTAGAATACTTCCATCAGGGTTTATGTCCGTACTGAACGTACGCCGGTAGACAGGTGTACCACCAAATTGCGGAAGAGTCCTGCCTGTTAAAGAAAATTCTGCTGATCCTAATTTTATCCATCCATTAGTAACATTTCCAGAATAAACAAAAGGATACATGCATATAATTGATCCATCGCTATTGAGAGCCGTGTCACCCACAATGTAGGAGCTTACGATTTCTGGTAATACTTGACGTAATTTCCATTGATTAGTTGAAGAACCAGTAAAAATATATCCTAATACATTTGTTGTAGAAATATTATATGCACCTATTAATATAATATTTCCATTATCACTAATTTTGGCGTCATCGATTATATGATTTGGTACTCCCGTTAATTTAGCATAATAATTCCAGTTATTATTAGCATTACCAGTATATACCCAAATAGACCCCCGCCTATCTAAATTAGGATTTGGTGATACAAGCTCTGGATAGTCTGCAGCTGTAATTACAAGAATGGTCCCGTCCTTGTTCATAGAGCATACAGTTCCAAAATAGTCGGCATCTCCACTACCTAATATTTTCTGTTTGGGAACCCATTGATTATTTTGGTTTCTAGTATAAATATGTGTAGCCCCAGCGCTGTAAAACTGTTGATCGAGGATAATACTGCCCCCCTCGGTATCGGCCGGGTCTCCGACTAATAAAATATCTCCATTAGCACTTAATGAAATATTATAGCTAAAATTGGAAGTGGGATTTGGCGATAATGTTTGTGATATATTCCATCCATTTATTGGATTACCAGCATACATATTCACATGACGACCACTTGGTACCGCAAGAATATTTCCACCCACATCCATATCAAAAATCGGACCATAATTAGGACCTCTAAACAAACCAGTAATTGCTTTATTAAAAAACCATCCTATATTATTATTACCAGTATAAGTTAAAATTCTACTTGAGCCCAAAAGACTAAAAAGTGGTCCGTCATTATATTGACCAGCAATTATTAATAATCCACTGTTATCACTAATACGAACAGTCCCCCCAACTCCAAAATCAGAATTATTACTAGAAATATTATTAATTAATTTATTTTTTAATATATAATTCATTATTTTTTAAACCTTTGACTTGGATTTGTCGTTTTGTATTTCTATTATATTCCAAAATGCCATAAATTCCTTATTCCTTTATAATAAATTAACTCATTAGATAAATTTCCAATTCATTAATTATTTAATCTTGTCCAATTTGTTCCATTGTAACCGGAAAAATTATTACTATTTGTATCAAAATAAATTTGACCCATTACTGGGCTTGATGGCGCGCTATTAAAATTAGGCGCGACAAAAGGATCGCCGCTTAAAAAAATTGCTGTTCCATTAACAGTTGGGCGAGAAGCGAAAGTTTTAACCCCACTGACGGTTTGATTACCAGTTGTATAAATAATGGTGTTTGGTAAACCGGCGACCTCCCCAATTAAAAGAACGCCCGTTCCGTTAACAGTTGGGCGATTATTAAATTGTCCATTAGCTCTTGTTACATAAGTATTCCCCAAATTATTGATTTCGGTTTGTAACGTTGAACCTGTTGATATAAGGTTCGCCTGTAAAGCTGAACCTGTCGCAACTAAGAGCTCAGAAGCAACAAAAAAATTACTACCATAATCCCTAACAAGATCAGAAATATCAGGACTCAATTGATTTTTTCTAATTAAACTTCTACTCATATTATTCTAATTTGCTATGATATAATAAAATTGCCGTCTTATAATCTAAACCATATTCAGCGGCAATTTCATTAATTTCGTTCATATTTACATTTAATTGGACTGGTTTATTAATATAATCATTAATTTTATTGGTCCAATCTTTCGGTGCTTCGTTTGTTGCAATAGTTTCTGCGATTGTTTGAATAATTTCTTTTTGTTCTTTGGTTAATCTTTTACGATTATACTTATCTTTTAAAGTTGTTTCAACTGTCTCAACTAAATTGTCAAATTTAACCAAATTTTTAGCAACAAGATCGGCATTAATTTTAGGCTTAACTTCTGAAGCTTGAACAGTCGGAGCAGTTCTTGGGGCTTTTGTTGTTTGAGGGGTTCCGGTTCCAGCAGGACGACCAGTTTGTTGTTGTTGAGCTTTATTTAAAAGTGGTTGATATAAACCTTCTTCTTGTAATTTTTTAAAGTCTTTTTGGGATTCAATGCTTTCATCTGGAAGTGGTAAACGCCCAGTTTCAATAGCGGTAACGCCTTCTTCAGGAGTAAGAACCCCAAGTTCAATCAAACGAGAATAGATTCTCGTTAGGTTCATATCATTTTTAAAATCAGCATCTTTAAAACGCGCAACTGGTAAATTTTTAAAGCCAAGATTTTTACCAATTTTTTTCATTTCGGGCATGATAAATTCATTCATGAATGTTTCACGAGCATGTTTCAAGCGCGAAAGGAAAACTTCTATTTTAGTATTAGTGTTTGCGTATTTCTCTTCGCCAAAAAGAACATTATTTAAACCGTAACGAATATCACGATCTACGACTTCGTACTTTTTAGGATCTAATATGTTACTAATTTCTGGAATAATAAATTTAATATTAGTTGTATAATCAGTTACGAGAATACGGCCAACACTTTCATTTTCAAAAATTTTTCTTAATGTTCCAATTTGTTCTTTTGTCGGCATACCGACTTCATCATTTCCCATTGTAACCAAAAGGACTGCCTGCTGTATGGTACGACTGATTGCCATATCCATGTTTTTAAGTTCTTGTTTCCAGTTAATATCTTCCAAAACTGGGAAACCCATTGGGACGCTAAATGGTTCATAATCTTGTTTTTTATAAAAAACTGGAATAAATCTTTCTGGATCTAATTCAAATATCATGTATTGATTTGATTGGGTAATACTACTAGTATTTTTGAGATCTTTTACATTTTTAACCCGTTGCGCAAGTTCTTTATCTTGTTCATTATCTGGATTCGTTAGAACTTGCATCTCAAAATCATTTAAAACTTTAACATATTGTGGAGTAATAAATGAAGCTGATCCGATAGCTTGAATATCGGCAGGATTAAGAATAATATACCTGACTGGAATTTCGCCAGTGCGAGCTTCAGTGGTAATTAAATCAGTAAGGACACGCATATCCTGTTTTGTAAATTGTGCGTTTAATTTATAAAGAAATACGTTTCCGCTGCGGAAAAATTCACGAAAAAACATATCCTGTAATTTCCATAAATTAACGCGATCCCCCCATGCTTGAAAGAATTTACGGGATTGTTCGTTTCCACCCGTAAAATAAATTGGAGAGCAGCTAAATTCTGTCATTAAATCAATAGTATTTCTAAAAATAGAAAAATTATAATATGCTTTTTGGCATAAAATAATAGTATCTTTAATACTTATATTAGAGGTATATTTACCATAACCTCCACCATAAATAAAAGGAATAACTCCACCCTCAATATTTTTATATTTATCAGTTCTAGAAATTGTGGATGACCTATTTCTTCTTACTGAGGTATTCACTTCTCCACGACTGGCTTTTACTTCTATAGTCTCATTTGACTTGATAGATCCTTCAATTACCTGCGGCTCTGGGAATTTAATATTTTTATTACTATTTCGTGCCATAAATTATTATAACAGTTTATTACACTAAAATCTGATATTTTATTAGATTAATTCTGCGACAAACTCTGTATTTTTCTTTGCAAAATTCTCTGGAGCCATTATATCAAAATAGGCTTTAACTCCCCAATTTCCAAGCATAAGAGTTGTATAGTTATCTTTTCTAGCCCTATTTATACTTGTAGATTTTCTTAAATGAGATGGTAAATCAAAACTTTGGGTACCTCTAGATGTTGTGGTTACCTCAACATTAGCGCATTGATCTTTCGTATCTTGAACAATGAAATCCTGCTCTTCTATAAATTCGCGGACGGTCAATTTCTTTGTTTCGTATTCATTATCCGCCTTTTCCCCGATTCCTCTAGGATATATATACTCCATCGGAAGATTCATTGTAAAAATATTTTCTAAAATATCAGGATGGTTGCTCGCGCGCGAGGCAAACCATATTTTTTTATGATCAATGCAAGTTTGTAAATAAGAGTTCGCGCGACCCAAAAAGAAGCTTGTAAAATATTGTTTAATACATATGTTGCCAAAATCTTTATTGTATTGACGCGCACAATCTTTTAACATTTTAGTATAATCCTCATTTTCTTTATCTGAATCAAAATCCACAAAACCAATCTTACGATTCATGTCTTTGAAAAACTGAGAGTTATTTACCGCATCTATAAAAGTATCTGCACCCGCATGGTCAATAATAATCAAAGCAATATTAAAGTTTTTATATAAATAATAAAAATATTTTATATGATCTTGCAACGATGACCCTGCGGCTTGGTACCCATGAACTAATACGCCTTGTTTTTTTTCTTCATCTAGCTCAATGACACTCATGGCAAAATAGTCAGCAACTTTAGAAGACGAAAAGTTCGGGTCGATTGCTAGAATATATTTTTTATCACTATCGCCAATTACCTTGGTAGTTGGATATTCCCCATCTGAAATCGTACACTCATGCATTTTTTTAGGTGAAAAATAACTATCTCCACCATCAATAAAACGGGCACAATATTCACGTAAGAAGGAATGGTGTGAACTTCCACCACTTTTAGCAACTTGAATCGCGCCTTGATCTACCATGTGTTGAGGCAAGGCTTCATAACTTAATTGGGAAATAAAATATGTTCCAGGAAGCTCGCCTTCTTTAGACTCTTGTTCGTCTGGATGTTCTACTAAATGTGACCATTGTTGATAAACGCGAAATAAATGTTCAAAGGTATAACTTGCAGAACTTAAACATAACATTTGAGAAGTATTCTCAAAGATATGCCTATTATCTGGATGTAGCAAGCCCTTTTTTATTAATTCTTCTTCTAATTTTCTAATACGAATACGTTCACCCACATCTCTTGGAGAACTTAAGAATGGAATAAGAACATTATCAATAATATCAGGAGGTAAAAGTAAAAACTCGTCCAATATAAGTACGTTAGCACGGATACCACGAATTTTTTCTCCAGTTAGTGGAATAGCTGTGATACTACCGCCATTAATTTGCCATTCGTATTGGTCATTTCGCTTACTTTTTAAACCAAAACATTGTCTGGCTAGGGCCGCACCTGGAGACATTAAAAATTTTTCAATTTCATTAAAAACACGGCGACTAGTACGAAAGTTAATAGATGCAATAAGTATTTTAGTCCCAGGCTCTAACATACATTTAAGAATACAATAGATCGCAGCGCAAAAACTTTTAGCGCCACCACGACCCCAAACTAACATACAATAATTTCTGTTAAAAAAAGAATTGAGTGTTAATTCTTGATAGGCTTCTAATGTCAAGCCCATTGATAATTCCGTAGTAAAACCAAGATTATATCTTAGAAATTTAGCAAGACTAACCCGTGCTTCTTCGTCAGTTAAATCGCCCTTTAAATTAAGTAACTCTTTATTAACGTTAGCTAATGGTTTAGATTTTTTTTGATTTCCTACGATGAGTGCCATTTTGTATCAAAGTAATATTGTAAATCTATTTTACAGGCCTCTTCATTCATACCTAAAATATGAAGTGTTTTATTTCTCGCTTCTTCGCGCCCATCACAAAAAACAAATTGTAAATTATCATATTGACGTAATAATTTTCTCATGTTATGAGCAATAAA